TGAGATACTGTCCTATAAATTAATCAATTTTGTGTTAAGTCACACTTTTTATGTTAGTTGTTGTTTATTTTAAAGTAAAATTAAATAAAATTTATATTTATGTTAGTTTTAATTAGTTATAGTTTTTAGGCGTGAAATAGCGTTTTGTACTTAACAAAATGTACGTAATACTTTAAGTTTATTTTATTGTTGGCGTATGGGCAGATTTGATGTTGGATATGACATCTTAACTGCCATAATTATTTAATGCGATGGTTTGTATTCGTTATGAACCTGGTTGTTACCATCATGTGATGATTTGTATTTGTTATGAATTTGGTTGTGATGGATTTCCGCTTTAGACTTTTGTATGTAAAAGCAGAAAAAGATTCTTTTCTTTAAGTTAAATTATAGGATTGAGATTTTTATGAATAGACCCTGGAGTCTACTTTAAATGTCCGTAGCGGCTGGAAATACCCTTGACATGCGCTGTAAAGTCAGGCATGGCGGCTCGAGTTATTTACTGTAGGTAAAGCTCCATGTGATTTTGTAAAATGATGATGAATTGAAGTTGACCTCTAATTGATTTGATGGAATTTCGAACCCGTTTTGTATCGTTAAGAAACAGGAAGTCCCGTTTTATACCGGAGGGTTTACTTGATTTATTAAAGTGGTGACCGATTTATACATAGATTCAACATTGACGATTCTGTGCTATTATCTGCAATATACTACTTTGATTATACTTATTTTACTAATTTCTTTATGGTTAAACATTTCAACATTGACGAAATGGATTTTACTTATGATAAAAGAAAGCCTATAAGGCAACGAAAAGATATTGATGAGAAATTTAGGAGAAAGCGATTGAAGTATCCTAAAGGTGAAAGATTACAGTTAGATGTAAATTTGTTTGTAGAAAGTAGAGATCGGTTGAATAAAAAATATGAGAGTATTTTCTACAGACATAGAGTTATTCAGACGTTTGATGGGTATGGTCATTGTGAACGTCTCAGGTGGAAAGGATTGGATGGTTATGTTAAGGAACATAACTATTCATATCTTGTTTTTATATTTGATAGGTATTTTGCTAAGGGATGGCATTCTTTGTGTAGATCCTGGAAGCATACGTCGAAACATGATGTATCATCAATGCAATATTATAAGTTTTATCAAACTTATAAAATTTATATGTCAAATATTTTAAAGTGGATGAAGATTATGCTCATAAATAGAGATGATTATAAGCAGTTTAAAAGATGTATTGAGCAGCTTCGTGCTCTTGATAGATGTGATTGGAATATAGAAGCGAATGGAGAAGATGCGTTGCTTATAGAAGAAGCAATATGTAAATATCATTATCCATTAAAATTGAAGGTAAAGAAAGGAATAGCTCAAATGTTTAATTCAAATGTTTTCGATGAAGGAAGAAGTGTGCCTTTTTTTGGGCCTATAGACGAAGTTGAAAAACCTGAGAGAGGGTGGCGTGTTGATGGAAGACCGAAAGGAAATAAAATTTTTTCTAAATATGATTTGTTTCCAACTTTTCCGAGATTAGATGCTCGTGTTCAAGCGGAGATATGGATTGTGTTGGCGTACATTAATGAGTTACACAACCCATTAAAAAGAGATTATTTGGTCGGAAAGATTAAAAAATATTATGAGTGGTGGATTTTAGATCCTTTAAAATGTTTGAAAGCTTATAACAATCATTATGTTTCCACGGAACATCGTGGTACAAATTATTCAGGAAAGGCACAAATGTTTTCAGGCATTTGGCCTAGTGACTTTGGTCCTGGTGATGAGGATGATTTGCCTATCATCAAAGAAGTTGGAATTATGGATGCTATTAAAAGCGTTCCTGCTATGGTGGAGGAGGTTAAGTTGGTGAGACAATTAGCTGAGGAACAAGTCCCTAAGGCCGTTGATCAAGCTAATCGAGTTAATGATTTTCTAGATACTGTTAAAAGTTTTTTTTTCTAAATTTTCATGGAGTTCTGTTAGCGAGTTTATTAGTTCTGGATATGATGCGTTTAAAAATTTTTGTTCCGAAGCTTTTAATAAAATAAAAGAGTTGTGCAATAAGATGTTCAACATTATTAGTGAGAGTTGGTTGGCTAAAATTTTTGTTTTGTTTGGGTTTGGTTTGCTTATAGCGTTTTTGGTGCAAAAATTCGCTTCTCTCACTATTGATATGGTTAATATGTTGGACTTATTGTGTGAGGAGTGGTTTGGTATGCCCACGTGTTTGGAGGTCACAGCCGAGAGTCAAATGGTAGGAACAGGGTCATTAGTTTGTGGTATTTTAGCTACTATTAGCATGGTCGCATGTGGTTGTAGAATGCCCACTGATAGGTTAGCTACGTCTACGATGTCTCATGCGAATCTTGTTAGCGCGGTGTCTGATGCTGCACCTGCTACTATTAATTGGATTTGCAAAAAGGTTCTTAACATTGATTATTTTATTGGTCCAGAAGAAATCCCGGAGATTACTTCCTGGTTACATGATGCGGAAGAAATTTTTTCTATTCCCAATATTGATTCGAAGGTATGCACAGATAAAGATATTGCCCGTAAGGTTATAGAATTGCAGCTTAAGCTAAAGGGATGGAATCAGTTTCTTATGAACCCAAAGTTTAGTACGTATTTTAATCAAAATGCTTGGGCCCACAAAGTAATTAAACTAAAACTTTTGTTTGATAAAGCAACAGTGGTTTGTTCTGGAGCTTTTACAAGACCTGTACCGACTATGATATATTTAGGAGGAGAAGGTGGTCAAGGTAAAAGTGTTTTGCAAAATATACTTCTTAGTTATGCGTTCCACCGTATTGCAAAAAAATATCCGGTTGATGATCCTGACAATCCCGATGGGCCTAAGTTGATGAAGGCTGTTGATGAAAATTATAGGAAATTCTCGCCTGAAGATATATATCCAAGAGATGGTTCGGGAGAGGTTGTATATTGGGAGAATTATCATAATCAGAGAGTCATTATGTATAATGACATTTTTAAGGTTGCTGAGCAACCAAAAAAAGCTGTAATTGCGAGTGAACTGATGGCAGTAACTGAAAGTACTGCTTATCCAGTTAATATGGCTTTTGAAAGGAAGGGTTTAGTTTATTGCGACTCAGAGTGGGTGTTGGCTACGTCAAACTTTTTAGATGCCAATAATTTGGGTCTTACTGATAAATCAGTCGGTGGCTTTGTGAGAAGAGTTCAATTTCCACTGCAAGTTCATCGCGTAGAAAATTTGAAAAAGGATAATTCTAATCTCAAGACTGCATGGGTTTTTGAGGTTATATCTTTAGCTCAAAAAGCTAGTGGAGAAACAGCTCGCTGTATACAAATGGCGTTAGATGAATCTGGCTTGAAGTTAGGTCAAAAGCTCAATTTTTTTGAGGTTGTTGATCTTATGGTAGAGTGTCATCGAAAACATAAAGCTGGAGAAGGAATTATTAAATTCGAGGATTTTGATTGGGATGCTGTCGATGCCGCTCAAGCGCAAATGTTTAAGGCTAAAGAGTTGAAAGAAGCTAGAAAAAAAATATCTATAAATTCTTATTTGGGATATCTTATTTTTAAAAGCAATTTTGAAGCGGTTAAGAATGATAGTATTATACCTTATTTGCCTATTTTCCAAAGTGTGTGTTCAGAGTTTGATCCAACCCTTGTTACACATCCTCCTAGTTCTGATGACTTCGAGTTGTTAAGGTTGAATTATGATGAAGTGTATAATGCTCAAGTTGATTTAACGATTGGGAATGATTACAATTGTAATGAATACGAGATTGCTGTGAGTATACTCCAAGGATGTGTGGTGTGTGGTAAGATTGATACGTTCGCCCTGAGTGATTTTGATGGTAATGTTCTTTGTCATGCAATTCTAAATAAAATCCGAGATAATCCAGATCGATCATATTTGTTTTATAATGGATTGGCATTTAGATATGTTAATTATCGGGAACTTGGGTGTGTTTTAAAAGGTGAGTCGAGTTTTGACTTTGACAAGATGGGATTGATTCCTTATGTTGATTCTTATGTTAAATGTGTTTTAGTGCGGTGTAATGGGTCCTTAGGTCGAGATTCATCATTGGTTATAGATGATGGTCATACGTTGTTTATTAAGGGTAACGTTAATGAAGACGGGGAAGTTATTCCTTATAACCGAATGGAGTATCTAAATAATCGATATGAAA